GCCCGCCACGCCCTGCGCCCCCGAGGTGACGCCCTCCAGCCCGCCGAGGATCTGCTGAATCTCGTCACCCGTGAAGCCCTGCTGAAACAGAGCGTTGACCGCAGCGGGGTCCGTCGTGCCCTTTGAGAGCGCGCCGCCCAGCGAGACCCCATTGGCCGTGATCGTTCCTCCGGGCGTTCCAGCGGTCGCGCCCGCGCCGAGCCCCGTGAGCCCAGACAGGCTGCGCAGTTGGTCCGACAGCGACACGCCGCCGGTGTCGCCCCGCGTGACGCCGCCCCCGAGCCCGCTCAGGAGTTTCTGCAGGTCAGGGAGCGAGAGTCCGCCCCCGGTGCCCGGAATGGCGGCCTTGCTCGCCCCTTGCGCCTGGCCGCCTCCGGTGCCGGCCGGGGCCGGCATCCCCGCCGCCGCGCTAGCGGCGAGGTCGCCCTGGCCCTGGAAGGGCACGCGCACATTGGTCCCCAGGACGTTCTGGGACTCAATGAGCAGCCGGTTCAGGTCGTCATCCGCCATAGAGCTTCGCGTGGGCGAGGACGCCCAGCGCCACCACCACCACGATCACCGCGCGCCACACCATGATGCGGAAGGTGTCGTCCATCTCGGGATCGTTCATCACACATCCCCGTTCGGGCAGGCGTAGCCGACGACCGACAAGTACAACCCGTTGCCGGTCGAGGGCGCGGCGGCCCAGGAATAGAACACCTGTTGGCCCACGTTGGGCACCGTGAGCACCAAGCTCTGCGTGTGCCCGTTGAGCGCGCCCGCGTTGTTGGCGCGGCTACTCCAGAAGGTTTGCCCCGACACCACCTGGATCTGCGGGTTGTTGAACGGGCTGCTCGCGCTGGCCACCGTGGACGACAGCGCGAGTTCCGCCCGCGTCGCCGTCGCCAGCACGGCGCTCGACAGGCCCACCGCCGTGACCGAACCCGCCTTGCCGTCCACCACGACGGTGACCTGGGAGGCGTAGTTGACCCACGCCCCGCGGCCGATGCACGACACGAGCGCGGAGGAGCCGTCGAACCGCCATGAGGTGGCGTACGCCCAATGCGTGTACGCGCCGGGCAGGGTGGGGCCGGTTGGCGGCGGGGTGGCGCTGGCCAGCGTCGCGGTCGTCACCCCGTCGCTGATGAAGTAGAAGTGCACGAACGTGGAGGCGGTGAACGCCCCGGCCTGATCGCGCCCATTCGCCGCGGTCGCCACCGTCACGTCGTTGGTGATCGTGCCGGGGCTGGCGACGATGAGGACGCCGCCCGTGGAGGGATTGCGCAGCTGGAGGAAATCGGCGGTCAGGTCGAGCTTGGTCGTCGGCGTCCCCGCGTTGTTGACGGCGGCCAACCCCTGTACGCGCGGGGCACCCGCCGCGGCGGCGATGCCGGTGTTGCCCACCTGGGTCCACGCCGAGCCCGTGTCCACGTAGAGCAGGCCCGTATCGGAGGCGAAATACCACCGGCCGGCCACGGCGGCGGCGGGGCGCGCGGCGGCGGTGCCGATGCTGATCTCGCGCGTGTTGACGTACCCGGCCACCGTGGAGAAGTCGGCGTCGAGCAGCGACAGCGACACGGTGCCGCTCGCGGTGGCGAACGTGTTGGGAATCGAGAGCGAGCCGCTCATGTCAGTTCCATTCCTTGCCCGTGGGCTTGATCTGCATTTGAATGGCCGACATCGTGTAGGGCGCGCTCGTGCCCGTCAAGTCCAGCCCCAGATACCGCCCGATCAGCCCACCCGGCATCTGCTGCCGCACCAGCTGCAAGCCCGTGGTGATCCACTGCACCGGGCCGGCCCCAACCCACTGCACCGGCCCCGCGCCGACCCACTGGACCACGTTGGCCGCGGAGAGCGGGATGGTCACCGCGCTCGCGTTCAGCTCGTTCTCGGCCGTGAGGGTGGCCGACACCGCGCTCGAGGAGTTGAACTCGAACCCCACGCGCAGCCATTGCTTGCGCTGCACCCCCGAGCCGAAGTCGAACAGTTTGGACATGATGCGGTAGGCAATCGGGCTGGTGAGATTGCCGAAGCACTGGAAGACGTTGTGCCCGTCCGTGCCCCACACTTGGGGATCGCCGTCCGCCGAGATGAGCCCGGTAATCCACGTCAGCGTCCCTTGGCTCGCCAAGAACCACTTGCCCTGGCTGAAACAGAGGAGCACCTGACGCGCCACGCCCGAGAACGGGTCCGTGATGGTGACGAGCCCGAGCCACGTGAAGACGTCGAACAGGGTGACCACGGCAGCGGGCACATCATCGTTGGCCGAGAAGTCGATACTGCCCCAGAAGCCGTCGAGCTTGTCCGAGAGCTTCTGCGGGGTCGCCCCCACGATGGCATACACGCCATAGTGATTGAGAAACAAGAAGGTACGAAAGAACGTGGTGACGCTGGAGGGGTGCGTCGCTCCCACGTTGCTGACGATGTTCGTGATCGAGAACGTCGTGACGCCACTGGCCGTCTGCACGTTGCTGATGGCGTCCACCGCCCCCGACCCCACGATCCACAACTGCTCCAGGGCCGAGAGCAGGCGGTAGATTTTGCCCGGGAACACGCTGTCGGTCACGGTGGCCGAGCCCGACCCGGCCGCCGCCGAGAAATCCTGGTAGTTGTCCGGGGCCGTGAAGGTGATGGTGCGCGAGGCCGTGACCAGCCAGGCCCGCCCCTCGAACACGGCGATGTCCGTCGCCTTGAGCGCCGCGTTGATCGTGGACACGTTGGTGCCCGTCGAGGCGAAGTAGCCCTTGACGGGGTCCGCGATCAGAATGGGCGCGTCCTTCCAGATCGTGAGCCGCGCCCCGGTGGAGAGCGTCCCGGCCCCGGCCATGGAGAGCTGCGAGCCCGTAGTGGGGTCGATCTTGGTGGCGCTGCCGTCGGTGTTGACGGTGATGAGCACCGGCAGGGGCCCGCCGCCCTGGTTGAGCGAGAACCCCCACATGGTGGCAACGCCCGCGCCCACGTTGGACATGGTCGAGCCCACGTTGGGGAGGATGCGGATATTGCCCGCGCCGACGGGCATGGCGTTCTCGAGCCAATAGAACTCCGTCTTGTCCCCCGACAGCTCGTCCCCGATGGCGGTGCGCGCGTCGGTCTGGTTCATGCCGGAGAACTTGCGCAGCTGGATGGTCTGGGCGGAATCCTCGCCGCCGCCGCCTGGAGCACCCGGGGGCCGGCCTCTCATTCATCGCCACCCAGCGAAGCCGTAGTAGGGGTACGGCATGCTGCTGCTGCGCGCGTTGGCCATCACCTCGTCCAGCCGGTCCCGGTAGAGCTGCTTGAAGCGGTCGGCCTCGTCAAACTGCTGGATCTGGATCTTGGCGAACGAGCAGGCGAGGAAGGGCACCGGATCGGTCCACGGCGCCGGCAGCGGGTCCGGGTCCGTCGCGTTGACCAGATCGGCCGAGGCGACCAAGCAATCCCACTCGGTCACGTACGCCTGATCGGGCGCCGGGGCGAAGTAGATGCTGGCCGCGCCATACTTGGCGTACGCGAGGGAGACCTGGTTGTAGAAGTTGATCCCCTGGATGTACGCGGTGAGCAGCGTGTAGGGCACCTGTGAGAGCAGCTGCCGCACGTTGGAGTAGTTGAGGATGATGCTGAACACGTCGAAGGCGTTGGCGTTGACGCTAGCGATGGCGTAGACGTTCGTGCCCGGCGTGAGCGTCTTGGCCGTGATGGCCCGGTTCATCCCCGTGTCACGGTCGCGCTGCTTGATCGCGCGGTTGATGAATACCGTGAGGTCCGCCTCGCTCCAGTAGGAGTTACTGGAGTCGTGGAGGAACCGCTCCACGTCGGCCAGGTAATCGCTCAGTGACGCCACCGCACCCCCTTACGAACGAAGGGGCCGGAGCCTCGTGGCTCGCGGCCCCCGTCGGATAATAGCGCGAGTGCGGACTTACACGCCAGTCAGCGCGCCGCTGTACCCGGTGAAAAGTGATTGTGCTTTCGGCTTGGTGCACACCACCTGGAGCAGGGTCACCAGCACGAGCAGGTAGGCCAGCTGCATGTTGGGCAGCAGGCTCTCCGGCCCGGCGAGCGCGAAGGCCGCGTCCGAGTGGATCTTGAACCCGATGTAGGACGAGTTGAACAGCACCACCTGGTTCTCGGTGGCCGCCAGGTCCATGTAGAACGGCACGCCGCTGACGGAGAGCGCGGTGAAGGCGGCGCGGGCGCCGTCCTCGGTATCCGCGAACGCGCGCTCCGGCGTGATGTTGTACCGCTCGGAGCCGATGTAGTCCTGCGCGAGCGCGGCCCAGGTGCCGGGGCCCAGGATGCCGAACGACGGCATCTCGCCGCCGGAGGCCTTGGTGGCCGAGGTGATGGCCGTCACCATGTTCGCCCGGGTGATGGAGGTGGAGCCGAGCGTGGTGGCGGTCTTGACGTTGCCCTGCCAGAACGTGTTGCCGGTGCGCGTGATGTTGCCGTAGTTCGCCTGCGTGGGGTTCGTGGTGCTGATGATGTCCGCGATGGCGAAGATGTCGTTGGCGCCGTTGGCCGACTGCGCGGCCCACAGGCGGTCGTTCAGGTACTTCGCCATGCTGTTGCCCGCGTCGTTCATGCGGGCCTCGATCAGCGGGATGACGGCGGCATCGATCTGCGCCAGCCCCTCCATGACGTAGTAGGGGATCGGCGTCACCATGGCCGCCAGCGTGAACTCGGCGTTGGTGAGCCCGGTCTGGAGCTGGGGGGCGGTGAAGCTGCCGCTATAGTCCGTGGTGCTGGTGGTGGTCATCGCGGTGTTCTGCAGCGGCACCGTGATGGGGCTCACGCCGCCCGAGATGGGCTCGGCGGCGGCCAGGAAGGCCGACAGCGTGGGCGTGCTCTGGTACAGCTGCACGATCACCTTGGGGATGAACGCGCGCCGGGTGACCGCGGACAACTCGGTCAGGACTGTGCCGGAGGGTGGGAGGAATCCGCCGCCGATAGGCATCGCTTATCGCCCCCTAACTGTTCTGCGAGTTGAGGAACACGACGGACATGTTGCCGCCCGTCCCGTTCGTCCGGGAGGTGAACCCGTCGAGGAACCAGATCCCAGAGCCCTGGTTGGTGGCGCTGGCGCCGATGACCGGCCACCACGAGGTGCCGCCGTCGTGGGTGACCTCCACGTTGCCGCCGGCCGGCGTGGCGATCCAGGCGAGCCCCGGGATCTTGCCCGCGAGGATCGGGTAGTTGTCCGCGTTGAGCGTCTTGGCCAGGTTGGTCACGATGTTCAGGTTGAGCAGCGAGCCGAACGAGGAGCCCGCGGTGCCGAAGACGGCCGTGGTGGCGGTGCCGATGATGACGCCCATGGGTTAGACCCCCCGTCCCGACCGCACGTCCTGCAGCGTCTGCGCGGCCATCTTGCGCGCCCAGTTCTTGCGCTGGCTGGGCGAGCCGAAGAGTGCCTTTTGATCCGGCAGGTCAAACGTGAAGTCCGGCCGGGTGCGCGGGGCGGCGGCGGCCCGGCGCGTGACGAACACCTCGGCCGCCGTGGCGGGATCGCCGATCTTGGCCTCGACCATGAGCTTCTCCACCTCCTCGACCTCGGTCTCCTGCACGCCCTTGGCCTTCATCTGCTCGATGGCCTCGAGCCGCGCGGCCTTGGCCTCGCGGTCCTGCCAGGTCTTCTCGCGCTCCTCGTACCGCTTCTCCCACTTCTGCTCGATCTTCTCGACCCGGTCCTGCACCTCCAGTTCGGGGATGCGGACGTCGGGGTACTTGGTCTTGATGATCCCGAGCACCTGGTCGCGGGTCTTCGGGTCCTGGTACAGCTCATCCATCAGCTTAGACTTCTGGAAGACGGAGGGATCGACCTGTTGAACTTGCTCGTCGGCCATCAGCTGCCTCCGTGCGCGCAGGCGGTCAGCGTGGTGGGCGCCTCCGCGTTGGTGATCGTGGCATTACCCGTGAGGCCGCCGAGGGAGGTCTGGTAGTACGTGAGGGGGTAGTTGGGGTAGGTCTGCGGATACCACTGATTCGAGTACACGGTCTGCCCCCACTCCGCCTTGCACGTCTGGCACCACACCTTGTTGCAGTGCGAGCAGAACTTCAGGGCGTTGTGCGCGCAGGTATGGTGGCTGTGGTCCATGGCCTACCTCCTCCCGCCGCGCCCGCGGTCGCTCACCGGGCCCTTACCGCTCGGCCCCTCGGTGCGCCCGCCGTTCTGGTCCCAGATGCGGGTCTCGCCCTTGCCCCCGAGCTTGAGCGCGCGGGGCGGGTTGACGATGCGGCCGGTGGTCTGCTTGCCCGACCGGGGGTCCCTGATCGGGTACGACTTTGGCGCCCAGTTCGCGGGCATGGTGTGATCTCCTTATCCGGGTTGAGAGCCAGGGCCGGGCATCGGCCCGCCCATGCCTTGGGGTCCCGCCGCCTGGACGGGCCGCACGGCTTCTTGGATGGATTGCCCCTCGGACTGCGTGAGCCCGGGGGCGGCTTGCACGTCGATCTTGGCCAACGCCTTGATGGCGTCGTACACGGCTTTGCCTTCCGGGGAGCCCACCCCCAGGTGTGGCGCGCTCATCTCGAGGACTTTGCGAGCACTCAGCACCCCGAGCAGAGCCTTGCCGCGCAGGCCCGCTCCGGAGAGCGGACCCGACGGCGCGGCTGGCGCCTGCGCTTGCGGCGCGGGCGCTGGGCCACCACCCCCTGGAGGCATGCCGCCCATCAG